AAAACTCGATCAGAGCTGTTAATCTTCTTATTCGGGATCATGTTGTTCATCATTCTCATGATGACCATCTGTCTCCCGTCTTATCTCTCGTACAAACGAGATTTAAGTTAAAGTTTGAAGAGCCACGAAGTGATAATCGATCAAAGCGCCGATCCGACGCTTGGGATCGATGGATCAACTTCGACGAAGGCCTCCGACCAGGACGGCTATTAGGCCCACACTGGGCAAAAGCGCGTCTTTGGCTCCATGAGGCCCTATCCGATTTTCGGATGGGGGAGCTCATGTTTACCAATGGATCAAGTTTTGAACCATTAGGTAGAAACACTTCAATAGCTTGTAAACTATCTGGAGTGTGGACCATAACTGCTGATTGCTTTGACCTCTTTGCCAGTTGTTCATACTGGCATAAGGCGTTAAAGCATGCAGTAAAGAAGCGCTTTTTACGCTACTGCACAACACATGGTTACAACATAAGAAGTTTAAACAGAAAACTCTGGCATCGGTTTTGTCAGTATGACAAGCCGGCCTTCGAGATTTTCAAATTTAAACTATTTTGTGTTGTAAAATTTGTGGATGGTAATAGGTGGTCGACAGTACCTAAGAATAATCTCAAGGACCGTTCGATTTGCCTAGAACCATTGTGCAATATGCTTGTCCAGCGAGCTGTAGGACTCGGACTCCGGCGTTGCCTTAAAGACAGCGCCGGAATCGATCTCGATTTCCTAGCTGATGAGCACAGAAATCGAATTAGCGACCCAAAAGTCGCTACAATCGATTTATCTGATTGCAGCGATGCAATTAGTTTGAGACTGGTTAAATACTTATTACCCAAAAGAGTATTCACTCGAATACTTGCTTGTAGGTCAGACATGACCCTTGGACCTGATGACAATTATTATATTGTCAATAAGGTCTCTAGCATGGGTAACGGTTTTACCTTTGATCTCATGTCACTGGTCCTTACGGCTCTAACCAGATCATTCGATAGTACGTCAACTGTATTTGGGGATGACATTATTTGTCAAAACCAATATGCAGAAGATATACTATCAAACTTGCAAATAGCTGGTTTTGTTGTTAATCTAGACAAGACTAACATAAATTCCAACTATAGGGAATCATGTGGTGCCCACTTTGTAGATGGGCATGGATATGTGACCTCATTTGATATCAAATGGGCCACCTCTATGCATGATGTTATCGTCCTTTGTAACAAAGTGGCGATATTATCTAACATCTATGGAGAGCCATATGAAACCCTTCGAGCAAGGATCTGGACGTGTGTGCCCCCGTCTTTGCTAGGGGCGACAGTATCAAGGCTTACTGTCAACACGGGCAGGCCACCATCGTATGATCTTGACACATATGTTCGTTACGGTCCTATTGTTTCTAATAGCCCGTCTCGAAGTATGTTAAAGATTTTACGCAAGAGTTTGCGTGTCCTCAATAAACAAGGCAACATATCTGTTGCGTTTGCTGTTGAATCGCGTTTACTCAAGGCTCGAGATACTTTACATTCGACCGAGTGGGATGTATTTTACCAATATATCCACAATGCTCGACTGAGTCGTAAGATCCCGAGTATGGTGTTTAAGTCCTCCTTAGTAGCAAGAGTCAACGAAGAACAAATCGGCTTCGTTCGAACTCTGTTTACTCATAGGAAGGATGTGGAACAAAGTGTTCCATATCCTTCTAACGAGAACTAGGAGGCTGGGTGGGCCGAATCTGCAGTAATACTGTCGATTCGGTGGGTGGCTGTGCCGAGAAATCGGCTTCTTTTGGATAATTCCAAAGAAAATAACAACCAAC